AAAAGAAATTTAAAGAACTAGAAGAAAAATCAAAGGAGCAAAAAGTGAAATATTTGTCAGGTGTAAAAAAACAAGCAGAAGAACAATCAGATCATAAACAAACTATGGATATGGTTAATCATCCACCACATTATAACAAAGCAGGTATAGAAACTATACAAGCTATAAAAGCAATGACTAATGAAGGTTTTGAATATTACTTACAGGGTAATATAATGAAGTACCTTTGGAGATACAGGTACAAGAATGGTGTAGAAGATTTATATAAAGCACAATGGTATCTCAATGAATTAATAGATGTTGTTGAAGATGAAGATAAGAGTTAAGGTTATGATGACATTGGATATTGACCCTGAAGAATATCCTGTTCCTGCAGATGGCAGGGTTGATGAAGAAATACAAGATCATATGCAAGATTATATACATGATTTATCAGGTGTAAAGATAAAACACATGAGAGCGATTAGCGAGGAGATTTAAATGAAGAACTACTTACCAACTGATTATCAGAATTTTATTGCTCTCTCTAGATATGCTAGATGGAAAGAAGACGAGCAACGAAGAGAGACATGGATTGAAACTGTAGATAGATATTTTGACTACATGAAAGACCATCTTAAAAGTAATCACAATTATACGATTACAAAAGCATTACAAGAGAAGTTGTCAAATGCTATCATGTCTTTAGGTATCATGCCTAGCATGAGAGCTTTGATGACATCAGGTGTAGCTTTAGATAGATGTCATGTAGCAGGTTACAACTGCAGTTACATACCTGTGGATAGTCCACGTAGCTTTGATGAATGTATGTATATTCTCATGTGTGGCACAGGTGTTGGCTTCTCTGTTGAAAGAAAGAATGTTGACAAGTTACCTGTAGTAAATGAACACTTTGAGAATAGCACTACAACAATCAAAGTAGATGATAGCAGACAAGGTTGGGCAAGAGCCTTACGAGAACTCATAGCTATGTTATACGTTGGACAAGTTCCAACTTGGGACACCTCACAGGTTAGACCTGCAGGTGCTAGACTAAAAACCTTTGGTGGCAGAGCATCAGGTCCTGCTCCTTTGGAAGAACTATTTCAGTTTTGTATTGAAAAGTTTACAGGAGCAAAAGGCAGAAGACTGTTTCCTATAGAATGCCATGATATAATGTGCAAGATAGGAGAAGTTGTAGTTGTTGGTGGTGTTAGACGTTCTGCTCTCATCTCTTTGTCTAACTTAGGCGATGACCAAATGCGTCATGCTAAGTCAGGTCAATGGTGGGAGAATGAAGGTCAAAGAGCACTTGCCAACAACTCTGTCGCATTCAAAGGTAAGCCTGAGATGGGCACATTCATGCGAGAATGGACATCTCTGTATGAATCTAAATCAGGTGAACGTGGTATCTTTAATCGTCAATCTGCTAAAGTAAAAGCATCAGAGAATGGTAGACGAGAAACTGACTATGAGTTTGGATGTAATCCATGTAGTGAGATTATACTTAGACCCTATCAGTTCTGTAATCTTACAGAGGTTGTATGCAGAGAAACAGATACATTAGAAACATTAAAAGATAAAGTTAGATTGTCTACTATTCTTGGTACGTTCCAATCTACACTTACAAGGTTTAAATATCTTAGAAAAGTATGGAAAGAGAATACAGAGCAAGAAAGACTACTAGGTGTATCGCTAACAGGCATTCTTGATTGTCCTGTTTTATCTCCTAATAGTATTAATATAGAGTCTAATTTAGAAATATTAAGAACAGTTGCAGTGGAGACTAATAAAAAAATAGCTAAAGATTTAAATATTCCACAATCAACTGCTATAACGTGTATCAAACCTAGTGGTACAGTTAGTCAATTAGTTGACAGTGCGTCAGGTATACACGCAAGACATAACCCTTTTTATATTAGAACTGTTCGTGGTGACAACAAAGATCCACTTACACAGTTTATGAAGGATAGTGGTATCCCTGCAGAACCTGATGTCATGAAGCCTGATAGCACAACTGTGTTTAGCTTTCCTATGAAATCACCATCAGGTGCTATCACTAGAACTGAGATGACTGCTATAGAACAGTTAAACTATTGGCTTGTGTTTCAGAGACATTGGTGTGAACATAAACCCTCTGTAACTATATCTGTAAAAGAGCACGAGTGGATGAGAGTTGGCTCATGGGTGTATGATAACTTTGATGAAGTATCAGGTATATCATTTTTACCTTTTAGTGAACACACGTACAAACAAGCTCCTTATCAAGATATAGATGAAGAAGAGTACAATAATTTGACAAAGCTCATGCCAACTGCTATAGATTGGAGCAAGTTAAGAGATTACGAGAAAGAAGATACTACAAGTGGAAGCAAAGAACTTGCTTGTACTGCAGGTGCTTGTGAGATCGTAGACATAGAAGCAAAGTAAAGAAAGGAGACTAAAATGAGAGAGATGTTATTATCGGCTTTGAAGTCCTATTATGTAGGACACATTAACAAACATATTGCCAATGTTGAAATATATTTAAGTAGGTCTACAGGTATTGGAGAACACTCGGATATCATAGAAGCTATGGATAAAGAGATAGGAGAGATTGGTAAGTATGATGACAGACTATCAATGATAATTAAATATTTAGAAAGGAGACAAGCCAATGAAATTGAAGAAAAAAAGGAATCCAAATCTAAGTAAGTATGATGCACCCTTACGTATTCAGTTTGAGCGTGGGGTAAATGCATTCAAAGGTAAACAGTATATACAGACTGTAAATAAAAATAAAATAATAGCTACAGTAAGTCCCTACAACCCAAATACAATGCAACATAGGGAATGGCAAAGAGGTTATAACTTTGCATATTTTAAAAATTTGGAGAGGGTAAAACGTGAAGAAGCTAGAAGAAGAAGCCAAGAAGTTCATGCAGTTGCATAATAAAAGTATGATGACTGCAGATGAGTATCAAAGAAAGGCAAGGGAAACTGCAATATATCCAAAGAAGGAAGCACTACCCTACCTTTCACTTGGTCTTGTTAGCGAAGCAGGTGAAGTTGCAGGTAAGGTAAAGAAACTTATTCGTGATGGAACAGAATCAGATGTCGCATCTGAAGTTGGAGATGTGTTATGGTATTGTGCCATGTTAGCATCTGAAGTGGGTGTCAGTCTTGGAAAGATAATGGAAAACAATTTGGAGAAACTTAATGACAGAAAACAAAGAGGAAAGTTACAAGGTTCAGGAGACACTCGTTAATAAGGTTACACCTGTACATGACTTGTCATGGTATCTGAAATGGTCAGGTTCACTCTTGATTATGTCAGGTATCATCTGCAGGTCTGCAGGTGTTTTACCTTTTTATGATTTAGTAGCATCCTGTATAGGCACAGGACTACTAACAGGCATGGCATACCTATGGCATGATAGAGCATTGCTTACAGTGAATGGGGTAGCATGTGCTTCATTAGCCATGGGTATCATGCGTTCTTTATTTACTTAGTTTATTCTTTTATCTGATTGTTTCATAACACCTGTAACAGTAGGTCTAGTCAAAAACTCAAATTTTTTAGTATCACTATCTTTTATTTTTTCTAAAAAAGAAAATGACCAAACATATGCTTCATCCTTTGCAACATTACCTGAAAATACAGTGCCACCCTCTTCATATAATTGTTTACTCCAATTAGGATAATTTCTTTTTAAATCCTCTTGATATCTATAGTTTAGGAACTTTTGTGTGTCTTTGGGTAAATCATAAAACATAGCTCTATGTATTCTTGTAATTTCACTTTGACTTCTAGCTCTTTCAGGATTCATTACCCTATCTCTAGCCTCTTGCCTAAATTCTGAGACCTCTATTTTTAAAGCCTGTCTTTTATCAAAGTCACTAGGCAAAGAATTATAATAATCACTTGTTATAAAATTTGTAATTTGATCCTCAACAAAACCTGCCATGACACCTTTAGCTTCATTACCTAAACTAGGATCTAACTTTATTTTTCTTGGAGAATATTCAAAAAATTCAAGATTTAATCTTTTAAATTCTTTTTCTGCAGTGTTTTTTTCTTGTTGTTCTGATAGTCCTGTAAAAACTTTTAGTAGAGGATTAGTCATTAATCTACCACCTCTCCTTGTTGGAGATTCTGATATACCTCTTCTTTGAGGTCCTACACCTTTATATATACCAAGTAAACCATCTACATTTGGATCAGTTGTTTGAGGAAAAGAACGTGTTGCTTGTTTCATAAAATAACCTAGTAAACTAACATCAGTGTTATCAGGAACTTTTCTAAAATCAGGATCTACTGTAGCCACTAAATCTTTTATAACCCCTGCTCCTACTGTTGCAGTGTTTATTGCATCTGCAGCAGATCTTACCCAACTTTCTGTCCATTGTTCTTCACCTGATTGTGCTCCATTCAGTCCTGCGTCAAGCATAGAATCAATAAACTGTAAACCTGTTCCACCCCTGCCTTGTCCACCTGTAAAGGCATAAATTAAATCTTTACTAGAATACCCCACATCTTTTGCTATTCTTGGATTTTGTTTTATAAAAGTGTTTATTTCTGCGTCACCAATTTTTAATTTATAATCTGTTTCATCTAAATTTGGTAATAATCTGTATAGATAATCTGCACCGACTGCAAATGCAGAGAAAGGTCCTAAGTTAGCTCTAGCATCATAGTAACCATTACTTTTTAAAGGTCCTATTTGTGGTGAATTATACTCAAAAGCACCTGTATTTTCATCTCCAAGCTCTGCTCTCATTTGCATCATAGCATATAAAGTTACTAGTCCACCAAGTTGTTTTCCAACTCTTTCTGAAGTATCTGTTTTATTTAGTATACCCAAGGTATTTACCATACCTAATATTGGAGTGTGTTCGTATATAAATCTAAATTGATTTACCATGTATCTTGGAAAAGGAACTGCTAAAGATAATCCGGGAGTTTGGAATACTTTAATAAAAGAATCAAATATTGTATTCGCTGCTCCACCTCTGCCTTTAAATTTACCTGCTTGATATGTAAATTCTAAGGCTTGATTCATGGCTTTTGACAACATTTTATTATTTATGCTACCAAATCTACCCTCTTTTAAAATTTTTTCTAATGTTTCGCCTGTTTCACTAAAAACAAGTTTGTCAAGTTCTCTTGAAAAAATAGCTCTTTTAAACATATTATCACTTTTGGTGTTTAATCCATTAAGATATCTAGCTAAAGCTACTAAACCACCTTCAGTGCCTGTAATATTACCTATATCTCCCATTTCTCTAAACAATTCTTGTGCTAATTTAGAATTTCCAAAAGCCTCGTTTGTGAATAATCTTGTTAAACCCTCTGTTACCTCAGATGTAGTGCCAAGCCTCATATCGTCTAGAAGCACAGACTGTGCAGACGTTTTTAATTGTGCTACACCCATCCTAACTGACCTATTAGCCTCTTCTACTAATTCCTTGTTTGATGCATTTCTTACTTTGCTAATACCACCTTTTGTTATATTAAATAAACCTGCTCCTAAATTATCAAGAGCATATACGTAGTTTCTCATAAAACCATTAGTAGTGTTTCTCGCAGTTGTGGCTAATTGTATAGTCATTAATCCAATACGAGCTTTATCAAGATGTTTAATTGTATTCCAAGCAAGACCTAATTTGTCCATACCTGTTTCTTTATTTAATGCGTTTTTAGCAGAAGATGTTAAGTCACCATACTCTATAAGTTTGGCATCTATTTCATTCATTTCTTTAAATAATTTTTTTGATTCTGCTTTTAATTTGCCTTGGCTTCTTAAAACTTTAGCAGCTCTAGAAATTTCCTCTGCATACAAGTATCCTAATTCTTCTAGAGTTACATTATGTTCCTTTAGTATTATATTTAATTTTTCAGGAACTATTTGACCACTCATTAATCCACGAGTTACACGAGAAGTAAATCTTTCAGTTAAGTCTTCTTTGCTACCTTTTATAACCTCTGTTCCATCATCTCTAATTCTTGGAGGTATAAGATGATATAAACGAGCACCTGCTGCAGAAATATTTTCAATATGTTTCTGATCTAGAGTTAATCCAAGACCCTTACTTTTAACTTTGCCAAATTCATCTTTTATTTCTTTTACTTTTTGTTTTTTTAATTTTTTACCTTTTGCAAGTTCTTCAGGTATAGTTTCTTCCAAACTTAATTTATTTTTAAATTCTTTAGCACTTTCTTTAACTGCCTTTAATTCAGAATCAGTTAAACCTTTAACTTGTCCTAAAAAAACTTTTTTAGTAAACTCATCATTTGCATCTAATATTTTTTTCTTATGTTGTTTAAGAGTGTCTACAACTATTTTTTCACCCTTAAAAGAAAGAAGATCTTTTCTAGCTCCTGTGTAAGCACCAATAGAACCACTAGCAACAGTGCTAATAGCAGCACCAGTACCAACATTCATCCAATCAATTTCATCTTTTCCTTCTATTGTTTCAACACGAGTTTGTTCTTGAGCAGCTATAGTACCTGCAGATGCAGTTGCATCAACTGCTACAGAGCCTAATCCTGCCTTTAGTCCACCACTTTTTAATGCTTGACGTATGCCAAATTTAATACCTTGATTTGCAGCCAACGCACCTGCTTTACCTGCACCAAAACTAAATATACCTGCATATGTTGATGGAGCAGTGAATACACCACCTAAATAATCACCTGCAGCATCCCAACCCAAATCGCTATCCATTCTATCAAACGTATTCATGAGTCTACCCATACGTGCCCTACCCTCATCATCTGTTTCTGATTGAGCGTATAATAAATCTTTAGCAGCAGTAAGTTCATTCACGTTTTGATAACGAAAATGCTCCATAAAAGCATCGTAAACATCCTCTTTGTTTTGAACTTCACTAGCAGAAAAACCATCTCTTTCTATTAAAAATTTTTTAGCATCATCTAAGAACTGTTCATTCTCTAGCAAATTTTCTTTGTTTAATTTATCAGTATCAGCCTGTGAATAATCTAATATTGCAGTTGTCACTTTAATAATCCGTTTGCTCTTAATTGTTTATTAAGTTCGTTTAAAACATTTTGATCTGCACCAAATAACTTTTGAGCGTCAATTACAGCCAACTCTCTAGAATTACCTGTTAGTTTTTTAATTTTATCTATTTGACTAGGTATATTAGCCATTCCGTAAGTTTGAGATAAACCTCCCCCACTAATTGTAGTTGTGCCTTGTTTAGTTGTTTTAATAAACATTGGCTCATCAGTTAATTTTATAATTGCTTTTGAAAATGCATCAGATGCAGGTACTATAACAGGCATTAGATTTTTTGATATAGCCTCAGTCATTTTCAATTTTATATAAGAGGGGTCTAGATTATAATTTTTTCTTGCAGACGAAGATACACTTTGTAAGTCTGCAGATATTCCTTCAACTGTTTTATATGCATCAACAGACTCTGCTGGAGTTATAAATGTTCCATCTAACGCATATTTACCCTTTACTTGATGAACATTTACTAATTGTTTTGTAAAATCTTTACCTACTGCTTTTAATTCAGCGGCTGAATACTCATCTTTTTCAAAATTTTGCATGGTTAAAAAATTAGCTTCTGCAGCTATTCTTATTTTAGCAGCTTTTTCTATCTCCCCCTTGTTAATAAAGTTGTTAGCTACGTTCATAAGTCTAGAGTATTCTTTTTTATAATCTAAACTGTATCCTATTTCATAATTTTCTAATGCATCTATTGCAGTCAAAGTTTCAGGTATTTCGCTTAAAGACGATTTAGTTAGTTTCCCCACAACTGCATCTGTTTCTTTTAAAACTGCTTTTTGAATGTAATCTTCACCACCAAACATTCTAGTAAAACCACCACCTGCACCCTTCATAGATGCACCACTACCAATTTTCACAGGAGGGGTATAAAAAGTTGCAAGTTGATCTATAGTTACACTAGGACCTGTTCTTTGGTTAAGAGAGAATAAATCAGATATTGATTTTCCACCATTTATTTGTTTAGTATATAAATCATTTATAATTCTTTTACCTTCGTCATAACCAAACTCTTGTAATATATATTGTACATTATCTGTTCCACCTGCTTTTTTAGCTAAACCTTTTATATCTCTTTTATATTCTCTAAAGTCTTTTTGAAAACGTGCTTCTTCTGTTTCACCACGAGCAATACGCTTTTCTGCTAATCTATTTTTCAGTTGATTGTCACTCTCTAAATATGACTTTATTGCAGAGTCTGCACTCCTACTAAAACCTGTTACAAATCCTTGTAAAAAACTCATTCCTCTCTCCTAGACATTAATCCTTTTGGCTCTTCATCAATTACTTTTTCTTCTACCATAGGCTCTTCTGCCATTTCTACATCATCCTCAAGTATAACACCTTCTTCACCTTCACCCATTTCTTCTTTTAGTTCTGCTATAGCTCTTTCAACTAAAGGTGAATTAGCCATATCTAGTGTTTCATTTTTAAGACCTGAGTCATATTCAACACCATTCTTGTCACCTATCAACTGCATCATTTCTATTAACACAGGCATTGCTAATAATCCTGTGTCTACACTGTGTTTACCTTCCATGACACCTGCTAGTTGTATTGTATTAGCTAATGTTGTTAAAGGTATATCTAAACTCATTACATGTACAAGTGATTTTTCAAAGTCTTCTGATGCCATTCTAGTTACATAGTAATCTATGACCTCATCCATATTAGTATATTGTGCAGGTTGTTGCCAAGGTCTAGCACCTAACTCATGTGTTAGAGACATACCCGGAGTTGGAGCATCAAAACGTGGTTCAATCTTTTCCATTTAATTCATTCCTAGTATTATTTAACAAATCAAAACTTCTTTTAACAATCATTATTGGTGTGTTTTCTTTAGTATCTTTTTTCTTCATGAAATTTTTAACAGGAGCTAATAGACCTTTACCCTTAATGGTATCTTCTGGACTCTCTATTTCCAAATTTCTAATAGCATGATACATATTTTTACCATAATTATTTATCATATTACCTTATCCATGAATCTCTTTAATATACTTTTTACAATAGGCTTGTTCTTAATAAACTTAGCAAATGTTTGTCCATATCTAGTATATAACCAATGTAGCCATTTAGGTGAATCTTCTAACATCCAATATCTAAATTTAACCCATCTTAGGTCAGATACACCATAAACTTCTCTAGCTACCCAACAGAATTGTATAGCTGCTGCACCTAATGTTCCAATTAAACCACCAACTGCAGAACCTGCATTTGATTTAGCCTGTCTTCTAGATGCTGCGTCTTGAGCGTCTGCATCTAACTGAGCTTCTGCTAGTGTTGATATTCTATCTAATTCATTCTCTGCAGATGTCCATGCCCACTCCATAGTGTCTGCATAATATTGCCAAAGATTATCATATGCACTTTTAGATATATTTAGTATAGCGTTTGCATTTAATTCGTTAGCACGATTTACTGATGCAGTATCTGCAGTAGCTATTTGTCTTCTCCACTGTGCATTACTTTGACCTATAACTAGTTGATTCTGAGCGTTAAACTGATCTCTTTGATTGTTAAGTTCTGCATTAAATCTTTCTACAGTGTTAGCTTGTCCTGCATTAAACTGTGACTGAGCATTAGCTTGTGTAGCATTAAACTGTGCAACCTGTGTTCCAAGATTTGCAAAAAACTGATCTAATTGATTTTGAGATGTAGCATTAAACTGTCTACTTGCGTTCTCTGCAGCTTGATCTGTAAACAAAGACTGTGTTCTCTGTTGTGCTTTAAATAAATCTGATTGTTGTTGATTAGATAAATTAGCCATGTCTATTTGCAAAAAGTTCTGAGCATTTTGCACTGCAGATTGTTGTCTATTACTTAAATTAGATGTGTCTAAGTTTGCTAATGCAGATGCTTCTGCCATGACTAATGCTTGTCTATTTGATAGATTATTTAGATTTACAGTATTAGCAACACGTGAATTTTCTAAAGCAATCTGTTGTTCTGCAGTAAAGTTTCTATTAGCTATATCTGCTATTTTTGCAGAGTTTTGTACTCTTGCTTGAAAGGCTTGGTCAAACTCTTGACCTATAAATGTAGCTCTTTGTTGAGCAGCTAACATAGCACGTTGTTGTCTGTTAGATAAATTTTGTAATTCAAATGTTCTTACAGTGTTTGCATCTGCTTGTGCTATAGGTAAGGCAGATTCCATGGCAGCCTGTACAAGTGCCTGTCCTGCAATACTAGAAGCACCAAGACCTCTTTGTTGCATAACTGCTTGTACACCTCTGATTGCTCCTGCTGCCCAAGCAGGTGGATTTGATGCATCAAAGTTTGTAGTAAGACCTGCTAGTTGACCTGCTACAGTAGCTTGATCGCTTACAGTGGTTGTTGCTGCTTCAATCTGTTCAGTAAAATTTTTAGCCTTTTCTGCATTTGCAGTTGCATCTATTAGTTCACCCTGTTGTATTTCTCTTTGTACAGGATTGGACATCAAGATAGCATTACCTTGTGCAGATGATAAGTTACCTACACTTGATGCAGTTTGTTGTGCTGCAAGAACTTGAGCACGAGGATCTGTTGGATCTGTCTGAGCAGCTTGAAGTGTATCTAACGAAGTGTTTACTTGCTCTGCAACACCTTGAGCATCCATAAGATTAGGTTGTTGAGCAGTAGGTTGATTAGCCATGGTAGTTTGAGCCATAGCAGTTGGAACAGAAACAGTGCCTGATACCTGTCCTGCATCTTGTTGTAACATTTGTCCCTGTTCAATAGGCACACCAAAAGGTGTAGTAACACCACCTGCAGGTAAAGCAGGATTGAACATTCTTTGTGTGGTTACATCACCTATGCTATCTCCTGTTTGAGCAGATGTTCCTGTTGGAGTTTGTGTTTTAAGTTCTCTTGGGTCTGCAGGTATAGCCTCCATAACATTAGTTTTACCACCTGTATATTTAGGATTAACTTCACCCATTCTAGTTTCACCCGGAGCTAATGGAGGATTAGTTGATGGTAAAAAGTAATCAAAACTTCTACTTGGGTCATACTCTCCACCCGGAGGTTGAGCTACAGCACCACCCTCTTGCATTCTAACATAACCACCACGAGCCATCTTTTTCGCAGCCTCTTCGTAGACAATCATCTGTCTCTTCTTTTCAGGGTTCTGCTCAAGATAGTTGTCAAAGTTTTCCATAGAACCTGTGTACCCAAGTCTACCTGCTATCTTTTGTAATCCTTGTGGCTTAAAGCCTCTAAACATTGCCATTATTTAGTTCCCATCAATATCTTGTCTAACTTATCTTCTAATCTTCTCATCGCATCCATTATCTCGTGGACATCATCCTTAACGTCATCCTTACGTGCATACTCTTCTCGTGTCTTGTTAAGGAGTATCTGTATACGCTTGACCTCTTGGAACATCTTGTTAAATGCCCAACCAAATGGTACAACGACCATAGTCAGGATTATGTTCCAAAATAACATTGGGTCAATGCTTTCCATGTTATCTATCCACAGTACATTACGCAAGAAACAAGTTTTTCACTTGTATTACTATTACCTATTGTTACTTTACCAATAGTCTTACTTCTTATAATATCATCTGATTGTACTTTAGCAGTGCCATCACCATTACTTTCAAGCAAATCACCTTTGCTACAAGCTCCTGTAACCCTGATTGAGCCAATGCCCACAGATGCAACTATAAGTTTCCCATCATTATTAAATTCTGAAACAATACCATAAACACAAGGGTCACCTACAGATGTAGAAACTTCAACTTTTGGGTGGTCTGCTCTTGTTTGACCTGCTTTAGGATGAGTGATTGTGTTACCTTCTGTATCAGTAGTGTTGTTAGGGTAAACGTCTAAAGAATCTATAGTGCTTACCACTGTACCAACAGGTGTATTGGTAGGTATGCCTGAACTTTCGTGTCTACCTGAAAATCCATTATAAGATACTGTGCTGCCTGATACAGCTATATCACCTTCATTGGTGTTTCCCTGTCTAAACTGAATTAACACACCATCAGAAGCGTTGCGATTTACATAAAATACAGCATTAGTTGAACTACTTGATTGGTTGCCAAAGTAAGCATATCCGTCATCTCCAATTATTCCACTCCACCAAAATCTGTTAGCTGCTGCATTATCAGTACCAATTTGAACTTGATTATTACCTCCATTAATAACAAACGCATTTGCAGTATCATTTGTTTCAACACGAAAGTCCACATCATCACCATCGTCATTAATTATAATTGAATCAATTCTACAATCTATTGCCGACCTTGAACTACCTGCTCTCATTGTTTTTATTGTTACTCTACCATCTTCTGCACCATCTGTAACATCTTCAATTCTTCCAAATATCTCTCCATAAACAACTTCTTCATTAGCATTGTTTTCACCAATAAAATCAACATTTCCTAAAAAGTCATCAGCGGCAGGAGATGAACTATCTCTTTTTAATTCTAAAATAGGACCTCCATTAGCATCAGCATCAGTAGATATTAATTTTAATTGTGGAGTGTTATCATCAGTAGTTATAGTTGTACCATCATTTATGGTAGCACCTGCTCCTATTAGTCTTGCTAAATCACTTGCTCTTGTCATTCTGCGTTCTCCAATGCTGTAACTTTTGCTTCAAGTGTTTCTATTCTTGTCATAGCTTCTTGAAGTGCTTTTACTGCTTTCATATATAATACTGAGTATTTGACTGATTTAGTTGTTGTTCCTAAATCTTTCATTTCTTCATCTCTATCAGTAATTTCTTCAACAAGACCATTCATTCCTGCTGATTCTAACTCTTGGGCAACTACACCAATTTGTGTTAAATCATCACCTTTAAAATTAAATTTGCGAACTTTTAAGGACTTTATGTCATTCCATTGAGATGTTGCGTCAGTTATGTTTTCTTTTAATTTTTGGTCTGAGTATTGTCCGTAACTATTATTTGTGTTTACAACATTACCATTGGCATAGATTAAGAATCTAGATGCAGCACTGTCAGTACAAACTAAAAAATATTGACTAGTAGTATTATTAGATGCGTTTGTAAATTGAATAGCTATACCATAAGGATTTGTTGAAGCGATGTTTCTTATAAATAATCCTACATTACTGTCAGCATCTCCTATTAAATACCAATTTCTCGCATTACTACTACCTGTACGATATGCTGCAAGATTACCCTCACCATCAGATAGCACAACATTATTACTTCCAGTTCTTATGTCTAAGCCACCAGAGTTACCTTGAAAACGACCAACTATAGTGTTATTTGCACCACTTGTAACTTGAGAGCCAGAACTTCTACCAACAAATGTATTGCTATCTGCTGTAACTGCAGTTCCTGCAGAACGACCTATTAATGTATTATTTCCCCCAGTTACGTTAGCATTACCTGCTTCAAATCCTACTGCTACATTGTTATCACCAGTAGTAATCGCTGTTCCTGCTTCGTCTCCAACTACAGTATTGTAATTACCACCACTAGCTATGGCATCTCCTGCGTTCTCACCTATTCTTAAATTAGATGTTCCACTTGTAGATGTTATTATTTCACCACTAAATGTTGTATTGCCTGACACACCACCTGTTAGTGTAGTAGCACCTGTAACTCCAAGTGTACCTGCCATAGTAACATTGCCATCAAACGTACCACCATCTGCTTTACTTACAGTGTCTGCTATCGAGAAC